ACAGCGCTATCGGGTTCTTGATGGCGTTGATGGCACGGCGCGCGTACACCGTCCGACTGAAGTAACGCAGGTTGGTCGGCGTGGACTTCGGCAGAACGCGGTTCTTGCGGTCCCTGGCGCCGAGGCCACCCCAGCCGCTGAAGCCGACCAGGCGAGCCCACGGCACGGTGAACCGGTTGGGCTCATGGCGCGGACGGCCTGCCAGGAGGCTGAGGGCCCCCGTGATGCGTGAACGCAGCGACATCAGAACGAACCAAAGCTCGCGGTCGCGGTCGGGGCCTCTTCGGCCAGGGCATACACGGCGCTATCGCCTTTGTCGGGACTGCGGCCGATGCGTTTCATGATTGCCTTCTTGTCCTCGATGAGGATGCCCTGGGCAGTGATCTGGTAGCGAGCCGCACAGAGGTCGGCCAGCAGCTCCCGGTCGTCTGGCAGAGCCAGGAACTGGCCATGCACCGGATCCAGGGCCTCGCGCATCCGCCAGTACCACTCGGCGCGCTTGTTGCGGAACGTGAGCGTTCCCGTAGCGGCATCAGTGGCATCGCTGCCGGCGGCACCATTCAGCGCCGCACATGGGATGTTCATGTTGTTCAGCAGGTCATAGACGCTGCCGCCGACGTTGATGACGTCGAAATTCACGATGCACTTACTGGTGCCGCGCACCGGCAATATGAGCTGCACCACCGCGCCGCCGTTCGGGGTGCTGGTGCCAGGCTTCACGAGCTGCTTGTCGAACCAGGTGCCGTACCGAGACGTGACGATGGTTTGGTCAGAGCCGCCGCGGGCGATGTCCACACCGATCTTGGTCAGCGGCAGGTTCGGCTTGGGCTGATTCCGCCACCTGGCCTGGGCCTGTAGCACCCAGTCCGTTGGTATCACCTGCCAGGCATCGTCTTCTCGACCTGCAGTGAAGTCGCCTTTCAGCAGCTTCGACCGCAACGGCTCGGGAAGCGACTGCAGGATGGCGCGGTAGTCGCCGGTGTCCTGGTAAGGGTTGTCACTCAGGAACGCCGGTATGAAAGTCCGGCTGGTGGGCCTGACCTTCTCGCCGTCCACCAGTATCGGCTCTGGTCCATCGACCTCGTGGTCGCCTGCCTTGGTGGTGATGTAGTACCTGAGCTCGCCGGCCTGTGCCGGTTTCGGATGCTTGGGGTCCAGCCAGGGCGACCAGAAGCCGATGACCCAGTCGCCTTCGCTGTCAGTCGGCGGGTTGCCGGCGGCGATCACACGCGTGCGTTGACCAGGTACCGTGGTCCGGAGCCATCCGCAGATGAACCGGAACATGTACTCGGTGAAGTGCGTAATCTCGTCGAAGCCCTTGAGGTCGTCGGGATGGCCCTGGTAGTTGAGTACGTCGTTGACGTTCTCGACACCAGCCAGCTGGATGACGCGGCTGGTGCCGCCATCGTCCAAGGTCCAGATCTTGTTCGTGCCGTGATACTGGCCGTTATGGCCATAGACCTCGCGGCTGCGGGCCTCCAGGGCCAGCAGTTGCTTCATCTCACGGCGCAGGATGAGACTGCGGCGATGCGCGGTGCCAGCAGCACCCAGGATCAGGTCGGTCTTGCCGCCGCCAGCCGACCCGCCGTAGAACAGGTAGTCAGCTGGGCTTGTGTAGGCCAGCGTCTGCGGACCCGGCAGCGGACGCCACCGCCTGTCCGTCATCAGCAGCCGGTCCAGCTGCTCGCGCTCTTGCGGCGTCAAATAGCGCAGCAAGCTTTGCAGCTCGCTGGGCGTCGGAAAGTCCTGTGTAGTCGTCGATGGCGATTGGTCCGCCGTTGGGCCCGGTGAGTTCATGTTTATCCGTGAACATCTTCTTGTGCCGTCCCAGGAGTTCGAGCGCATGCGTCTTGCTGTGCAGCTTGACGCGGATTCGCCCGTCCTTCTCCTGGATCAGCTCAGAGATGGCCGCTGATGCCCCCGGCGGAAGCTCCGCAAGGGGTTTGAGATAGAGCGCTTGCTTGCCACCGCTCACCCGCAACTCGACGTAGTCGAGCAGGTTGGCGTAGCCGAGCGTCGCCAGTTCCTGGCGGATGCGTTCGGCGGTGACGTTGGCACGGTCCTCGATGCGCTTCAGACCCTTCTCGACGGCATCCTTGATGTCAGGTTTTGCCAGGAGTTCGGAAGCGATGGTCCGCGCCGTCTTCTCGCTGTACCCGGCTCTGATGGCGGCCTGGGCACCGTTCTTGTCGATCAGGTATTGGGCGACGAAAGCCCTCTGCTTGGCGTTGAGCGCCATGGTGAAACACGCCTATGCGGCGGCCTCGGTCTGGGGGAAGTGGGTCTCGGCGGGCACGGCCTTGAGGCGCCAGTGCCTGAGCCGGAAGGCGTAGACACGCAGGGTGTCCCAAACAGCCATCTCGGGTGACGGCGCCCTTACCGGGTGCGCCACCACGTGGAACAGTTGGTCGCTCTGGGCGTCGTGGACCTCGATGGCGTAGAGCTTGGTCGGTACCGGTGCTGGCTTCTCAGCGCTCACGTACCACCCCGCTCCTACGCAGCATCTGCGCGTCCACCTGGGCCGGGGTCCTGGGCTCCCCGCCCACCGCGCCGAAGGTCAGGCCCAGGGCCCGCTGCTCACGCTCTCGCATGGCCACGCGCCTGAGCTGGATAGCTTCCAGGACGCCATAGGCCAGGAGGCCGCAGGCGAAGCCAGCGAAGAACACCAGCCACATATCAGGGCAGCAGCTCGGCGTCGATGTTGCCGGTGAAGCTCGGGGTCGTGCCACCGAAGGCCACGTTGATGTTCACGTTGGCCGGAATTTCGTCGTTGGCCGACAGGTTGGAGGTCACCGGGGCGCCCGGGAATACGGTCATCACGGTGAAGCCCTGGGCATTCAGCGCGGCGCTGGCCAGGATGGTCCACTTCTGCCCGGTCACGCTGTCCACGCCCTGGATCGTGACCGTTATGGTCGGGGTCGTGCCGGTGGGCGCCTGGGAGATGTTGATCTTGAGCTTGAGGCCACGGGCCACCTGGCCATTGGGCATCGCGCTCTTGATGGCGACGTTGATGGGGCTCGCGCCGGCGCCAGCCAGCGCCAGGGCCCCGTTCAGGTTACCCAGGTCGGTGTAGTTGACGGTCATGGGGTCTCCGTTGTGGTCTCAGTCAACGACCCGGCGCAGGGTGCCGCGCTCGTCCCGCACATAGCGGGTACCGTCCCGCAGCTTCAACGTGTCGTCACGCTGGCGCTGCGGGCGGTATCCGTACTGCTTGTTGATCCGCTGCGGGTTCGGACGCTTGACGTCCTTGCCACTCACTGCAGCGTGCCGCCTTCAGCCGCGTCGTCGTCCGCCTTGGGCACGGGGTTCGCCACGGGGGTCAGGGTCACCAGGTAGTGCTGGCCGGGCTTGAAGCCCTCGAACGCCGCGGTGCGGCCGTTCAGGAACTCCAGCTTGGCATTCGGGGTCGAGCGCCAGGTCGGCTCGTTGATGTCCTCGGAGCCGTCGATCTTGGCCTGGGCCACCAGCGTCACGCTGACGATGGGCTCGAAGTCCAGCTTCATGCCCTTCTCGGGATGACCCGGGATGCGGGGTTCCTGGAACTGGCCGGTCTGGTGGTTCTCACCGATGACCACGAAGCGGGCCTTGAGGACGGGGTTTTCTTGGCTCATGTGCATCTCCCGGATGTACCGCTGGTGCCGGCGGCATCGGCTGGGCCCAAGGGCCCGAATCGAATTGATCGTCGGCCTCGTGGCCTCTATGGCTCCGACCCCGGGCCGTAAGGTCCTGAGGTGAGGCCGACGAACCTATGTGCTGGTGGGCGCCGGGAACTCGTCCGTCGGAGAACCATTGCCATCCCAGCCGCCGGCGTCTGCCGGGGCTTGGTGCATGTGGAAGTTCCGAATCAGCGCAACGCGCTCGGGTGCAGCGCCTTGGGCGCTTGCGCCGGCGACGGCTCTGGCCCATTCGTCGGGGCTCAGGTCAAATTCCCATGAATGGCCAGACGGATGGTTGACCGTGATGTTCACGGTGCCGCCAGGAAGACGCAGGAAGTCAGCGGTGAAGCGGTGTTCGCTCATGGCGCGACTCCAAAGAAAAAGCCGCGTGTCCTTGCGAACACACGGCCCAACGTCTGCATCTGGAGGTGATGGCCTGCCGGTGTTGTCACCTGTGGCAGGTTAGCGTTCAGCATATAGTTTGGTGCCTGCACGTCAATCCCCTATCTGCTATTTTCTGAAAGTGTCGGGAACATGAGCCGCTGGAACCACGGCAGGAACGCCAGGTAGGTATGCGCGGTGTAGAGATGCCGCTCGTAGTTCTCGGAGCGTTCTCCGGTGCGGAACTTCCTGGTGTTGATGCCCAGCGCCTTGGCGAGACGGCCGCGGTACTCGGTCAGAGGCTCCTTGTGGCCCTGGACCAACCGCGTCCATGTCCAGCCGCGCATCTCCTCGTGCATCGCCAGCACCGAGCGCTCGAAGCGCAGTCCGCGCCAGGCGGCGCGCCAGGACTCGGGCTGCCACCGCGGCACCATGCCCAGCCACTCCGCGCAGATGATCAGGTAGAAGTCCGGTCGGTTGGCCCGGACGCTCATGTCCTGGGGCTCGGTGCGCGCCGGATCCTGCAGCGTCGGCGCCTGGATGGTGTAGGGCCCGGTGAGCATCCGCTCCACCAGGTCCGCCACCGGATGCTCGGGTAGCGTGCTGGCGCGGAAGCTGCGGGTCTCCTGGCCATGGCTGCGCTGGGTCCACGGCCGGTCCGGTGCGCCACGCGGCGCGACCTCGGACATGTTCAGCTCCCGGATCAGCGCGATGGTGCTGGTGCTGGGGACCGAGGTCCCGTGTAGCGCAGACCTAAGCTGCTCATCGGCCCAGACCTCGAGCAGGGTCTGGAGCTTGACGGTAACGCCGATGGCGCCGGGCGAGGTCTGTGGTGTCGTGACTGCGTTCATTTCCGCCCCTTGGTGATGAGTTTCACTTCGATTCCGTGCAGTGCCTTCATGAGGTTCAGTCTCAGCGCTAGATCCCGGCTCTTGACGCCCTTCACGTCCTCCACATGTGTCTCCAGCTTCCGGTCCCGGTACTGGAAGTCAGCGGTGTAGCGCCCGATGCGGACGCCGCCGACCACGAACTCCCAGCGCGGGTGCACCTTGAGGTCGCAGATGTCTCCGATGGCACGCAGCTGCTTCAGCTCGTTGTAGCGCTTGCCCTCGGCCAGGCTGTCGAACTTGATGCCGTCGATGACGCACTTCTTGTTGTTGTACTTGCGGAAGCCTGTGCCTCCGAAGCCGCGGCGAGGCTGGAACATCAGGTGACCCTCTTGAGCCAGCGACGGCCGTACAGGGCTTGGCCCAGGTCATCGGCCGTGCAGTCGCGATCCAGGTGCGCGACGATGACGCCATACAGGTCCGGCGTGGCGCGCCACCGCGGCAGCATCAGCGGGGTGATGACCACGTAGCGGTTGTCAAGGTCCTTGCCCACGCTGCACCGAGAATTGGTCCTCAGGATCTCGCCGGCGCCCTGCATCAGCCGCTCCACTACCTGGCGCGGGGTGTCGATGGACTGCTTGCCCTCGGGCACACGCTCATAGGGCTTATCCCACTCGGTGGTGGTGCAGCTCGGGCACTTGCAGGGCCTGGTCTTGCGCATAGAGCGCCAGCCATAGCCGCAGCGCTGGCAGTGATAGGTCTGAAGCTGCGCGTTCAACGTGTTTCCCCCTCTGGATATGTGAGCTCGACATCGTTCTCACCGGCCCATATCTCCATCTGCGTCATGGTCTCGGCCATCTCCTTGACGCTGTACTCACCCGTGCTCTTGACGACCTCGACGATCTTGTCGCCCCGCTTCACCTCCATCAGGAGCGGCCCGAACATGCCCTTGAAGTAGGCCTTGGCATACGACTTGGCCCATCCTTTGGCGCGCGCCACCTGGTTGCACCACATGTGGAAGGTGCGGTTCTGGCGCTGGCTGCGCGTCGGTAACTGAAGTCCTATCTCGATGCGCCAGGACTGGTCCCGAGGCAGGTTGGCGACGAAGTCGTGCAGGTTGGTCTCTATCCGCGCCCGGTGCGGGTTCTGAGGTTCCAATACGAATGTCTTCTCTACATCCGTCGACGTGAATGCCATTGGGTTAGTTCGACCTCGCGATCAGAAAGGCGATGGTTCCGAGGACACCGACCCCGCAGCCGCACAGGAACAGCGCGGCGTAGGCCAGGAACGTCCAGATGTCCCGCTCGATCTCAGCCAGTACGTTCAGGCCCATGTCAGTCCTCCGATTGCGGCAGGTTCTTGAGCCTGCGGCGTATGGCTTCGACGTATTCCTGCCAGTGCTTGGTGTCACGGCCCTTGTAGCAGCGCACCATCTGGGTCCAGTCCGGCGTCCGGTCCCGGCAGTACGCGAGGTACGTGGCGGCGAGCCAGATGTTGTAGCGGTCGTCGTGGTAGAGCCGGTGCGTGGTCGCCGAGGTGTCGAACAGACGCGCGGTCTTGACCGTGAGCTGCCCACAGCCCCAGCTCAGGGGGTCGCGCTTGTGCTTATCGACACACCAGCTGCTCTCCTGGCCGACGATGGCCTGCAGGGTCGCGGTGAAGCCGAACTCCAGGGAACGGCCGTCATCGTGGTAAGCACCGGCGCGGGCCGACTCCTGGACGGCCCAGACCTGATGCGGCGTCAGTTCGACGGTAGCGGCCAGCGCTTGGGCGGCCATGAAGATCAGTCCGGCGGCGAGAGCAGGTATCCACTTCATGCAGCGGCTCCTTGTCGTTTAAGCGCAGCGGTCTCGCGCCTGCGCATCCGGTGCAACAGGCGGTCTCTGGCTTCGATGAGCTCGGCACGGGCGCCGGGATGGCGCGCCACGGGGTGCGGGGCATAGATCACGTCTTTGCGGATGCCTTCCAGGCCTCGCCGTGCCACCACACCGAAGGCGATGACCACCACCGGGTTGACCTCGACGATGGCCTTGAGGATGTGAGCCTGGTCCGGGTCGTACTTGGACGAGGCGTGACCGCCGATCTGCGGGGAGGCTTCCTCCCACACGATCTCCTGGCACAGCTCCTTGCCGAACACAGCCCGGAGGGTGCGGCCACTCTGGCAGCCAGCGAACAATGAGCGCCGGATGAAGTCGCGGCGGTCCACCTTGCCGCTGGCCAAAATCTGGCGCACCCGCTCGGGGTCACGGAACCACTGGTTCTGCATGAAGGCCAGGACGGTGACGGTCATGGCGTCACCAGCCCTTCGCGGATGGCGTAGCGGGTCAGCAACACCGCATTGTGCAGGTCCAGCTTCTCCATGATGCGATTCCGATGGGAGTCCGCCGTCTTGCGGCTGATGTGCAGGGCGCTTCCAATCTCAGCCGTGGTCAGCCCATCGGCCACCAGCTTCAGCACCTGGGTCTCGCGCTCGGAGAGTGTGGTCGTCACGATCTTCATGCGGCCTCCAGGGGATAGAGGCGTATTGGGTGGACCGAGCGGTCCAGACGGACCTCGGCTTTCTTCTCAAGCCAGTGCAGCAAGTTGCCGCGCGCGCCGGCGGCACTGGCGTAATGGTGCGGTATGCCTGCCACGAGATCGGCAAGGGTGCAGCCAGGGTGCTTGGCCACGAACTCGACCGCGTCATCCATGGTCCTGCGCCACGGCGTCGAGTAGCCCCGGTCAGAAGTGGTACCGGGCGCGTAGCGCTTCATGTCTGGATGAAGGCTTAGACGGTTCTGGCGCGGGAAGTCGAATCCTGTTCCTGGATTGCGCCGATCACGGAAGAAGCGAGGCGGTTCGACCTCACGTATCTCGCTATCCCTGACCTCGATAACACCGATGCCGTTCTGGCGGCAGAACAGCTTGGCGGCAAGAGACTGGTAGGCAGGCCAGTTGTAGCCGTTGATGGCGCCGGCCTCGTTGCGGGTATACCCTCCACCACGCTTGTAGTACGGGATGGCGATGCTCACCTGGTTGCAGTTCTCAAGCCACTTCGCGGCCTGGTCCAGGACCGAAAGGGTGAAGGACTTCTTGCACTCGATCACCCAAAGCACTGGCCCGCGGACCGCCGCGATGTCGGCGCGCCCCGTGCCATAGGTCATCTTGGCCTCGGGGTAGCAATCCCAGCCGAACCCTTCGAGCCATTCCATGACTTGCGCGGCGAGGGTCGCTTCGCTCACTGGTTCACGCTTGCGCATGAGCGGCCTCCAGGAGTTGTGCTGGTGTCGGCTGGGTGGCGAAGATCATCAGGCCGTAGACGTGGACGCTGTCATCTCCGAACGGGACATAGTTCAGGTCGTGGCGCGGCTTGCGCTCGCCCTTCTTGGCCCAGTTCTTCTGGCGGTGCACGAGCTCGCAGGCCTTGCAGCGGTAGCTGTAGTAGCTGGCGAACCACACGAAATCGGTCAGCACCTTCCAGGTGTCGCAGGTCCTGCAGAAGCGCTCGGCGACGCCGGCGGTCTCTCGGTTCAGTGCTGCCTTCACTGCTGCGCTCACTCTGCTCATGCCGCCGCCTCCTTCTCGAAGTCGAACAGCGTGGGCATGGAGAGCTCGAGGTCAAGGGCTTTGAGGTAGCGGACGCCGTCACGGTGGCTGCCGGCGTTCAGCTCGGATGCGCGGCCCTTCCGGCCCAAGCGGACCGCTCGGTTGGGCACGGTGTAGAGACCGCCGAAAGGGTCGAAGACCGTCTCGCCCGGGTTGCTATAGCGCTCGATCAGCCGGTCGACGATGTCGAACTGCAGCGGACAGATATGGTTCTCAAGGCCGCGGCGGGTCTGCTCCCCATTCAGCGTCCGCATGCGGTTGATGTCGTGCCAGACGTCGGGGTGGTGGCTCCCGGGTGCCAGGGACATGAACGTCGCCGGCAGCGCGCCCTTGTCCTCCAGCTCCTGGCCGATGGCCACATGCCGTCGGAAGTCGTAGACGGTGCGCAGCGTCTCTTCGGTGAAGAGCCGGCTGAGGACGTCCGGCGGATAGCCGGCCATCTCCTCAGCGGTCAGCAGGCGCTCGCCGCTGCTGCGCCAGAAGGCGTGGGCGTCGACCTGCCACCTGGCCCGGGTGTAGTCGGCCTTGTCCTTGACCACGCGCTCGTCGGCATAGGCCTTCGAGGTGTCCGTGGGCAGCTTCCGCATGAGCAGGATGTATTCGGGGCTGCCGACACCCATCTTGGTGCCGTCCTTGGCCTGCTCGGACCAGCCCAGGCGGTAGGTCTGGTTGTTCTCCCGCACCACGTCGGTGACCACGGTGATCATCCCCATGTAGGCGAAGCCGTGGCGCTGGTAGTGGAACAGGGTCTTGGCGTGGAAAGGGTTCACCGTGGGCATCCCCATGCCGGTGACGTTGCCGAACAGGATCCGGTCTTTGGTGTGGATGCAGGCCACGCGGCCCGGTTTCAGGACCCGCAACAGTTCCGGCGTGAGGAAGTCCATCTGCTTGAAGAAGTGGTCATCGCCGCTGGTGTGGCCGAAGTCGTTGTAGCTCGGCGTGTACTCGTAGTGGTTGCTGAATGGGATGCTGGTCACCACCAGGTCCACGCTGTTGTCGGCCATGCGCCGCGTCTCGTCCACGCAGTCGTTGTTCGCCACCGTCCAGTTGTGGCCGCTTTCCTCGGCGCGCTCGATGCCGATGCTTCGGGTCAAGGCCTGCACGGCCTTGGCACTGTTGAGTCCGTACTCTCGTATCAGCTGGGCCTGCTGCTCACGCGCGGCCTCATGCTCGGCCCACTTGCGCTGCAGGTCCGCCAGCACCTCACGCTCGGCCTCGGTGAAGATGACGTGGATGTCCACCGCTTCCTGTTGCAGGAAGCGGTAGATGCGGTAGATGGCCTGGATGAAGTCGTGGAACTTGTGGTCGATGCCGAGGAACACCGCGGCGCTGCAGTGGTATTGGAAGTTGTTGCCGCTGCCGTTCAGGCGCGGCTTGCTGGCCAGGTACTGGCTTAGGCCGTCGGCGAAGTCGTTGACGCACTGCTCGCGCTCGTCCAGGTCCTGGGTGCCGTAGACCTCGACGGCCGCAGGCACCGCTTCCGCGATCGCGTGGCGCTCCGATTCCAGGGTGTGCCAGAGCAGGAAGTGCCGCTTGGGTTCTGCCTCGACGATCTCCCGCATTTTGGCGACCCGGGGCCCTATGCTCTCCCGCTTCTCCTTGGCCGCCTGCTGCAGGTCCATGCCGGCGTTGCGGAACATCTGCTCCTGGCCATCGCGGTCGACGCCGGCGGCGGCATGGTCCACCGGGATCTCGTGGTAGTGGACCCTGAGCTCGGGGAGCGCATAGCCCTCGTCCGAGTATCCCAAGTCGCTGGGCTTCTGGATGGAGCAAGACCAGCTCGCGACCCAGGTCCAGAACTCCTTCGTCTTGTGGGGGTACAGCGTGAGGTTGTTGGCCTGGCTGGGGTCCCGCTGGAACCAGCGGGTCAGCGCCTGACCGGTGTCCATGATGCCGAGGAAGCCGGCGTAGTGGATCAGCTCCTTGTAGCGGTTCGGGCTCGGCACGGCCGTGCTGACGAACCTGTACCGGACGTCATCGAACAGCGTGAGGAAGGTCTGGTAAGTCTCGCTGCCGAAGCTGCGAAGCACCGCGGCCTCGTCCAGGTTGACGGCGCCGAAGGCCTTCGGGTCGATTTTGCCCTCGCGCACGCTCTCGTAGTTGGTGAGATAGAACTCCTGGCCGGCGCGCATCTCGTCGGTGCGACGGATGAACTGGAAGTCGATGCCCAGGAGCTTGCCGTCGTGGTTGAACTCTCGGCGGACGCCCAGCGGGCAAACCACCAGCGCCGGGCCACCGCTGTGGGGCTGGAGCAGCCGCAAGGTCTCGATGCCCATGAGGGTCTTGCCGAGGCCGAAGTTGGCGAAGTTCGCACGCCTGCCGCCAGCCGCCATCCAGCGCACGATGTCGCGCTGGTGCGGCTTGAGGATGGGGCTGATCTGCCCTTCGTCGAACTCGATGCCGCAGGCGCTCTCGAAGTTGACCTTGTCCTCAAGGAATTGGCGGTAGGCGTCTGTCATGGCGCCTCCCCGGGGATGCTGACGACCACGGTGCGCACCGACGTGCCGGACGACTTGAACGCATCCTCGGGCAGCTCGGAGATGAGGCCGCAGCGGTGCGCCACCAGGTCCCGGAAGTCCTCGGTCAGCCGGTCCGAGCGGAACAGCACGCCGGCACTCATGATCGAGACCAGGAGCCCGTCGGGCTTGAGGAACTTGAGGGCGTGCCGGACATGGTGGATGTCGGCCCGCTTCTCGAACGGCGGGTTCATCACCACCCGGTCATAGACAGGATCCGGAGCGATGGTCAGGAAGTCGGCCTGCCGGACCGTGAATCCGTAGTTCACATGGTCGTCCAGCATCTCGGTCAGCTTGGCGCAGTTGTCCGGCAGCAGCTCTATGCAATCCACCGGGCCATAGACCGCCACGCCCCTGGCGATGGCGCCCTGACCGGCACTCGGCTCCAGGAACCGGAGGTGCATCCGCACACGTGTCTGTTCCAGCATCCGCGCCACGATGCGCGGCGGCGTGGGGTAGTAGCCGAAATCCTGGGGGACGGTCACCTCACCGGTGAGCAACACCTGCTCCATGGCATCGGCTGCAGGCCGCTCGAACACATGGACCTGGCGCCCGCGCTGCCACTTGCCGCCGGCGGCCTCGATGACCTTGTTCACGGCGAGGTACTGCTTGCGCTCCAGCTGCTCGGGCAGGCGCAGGGTGTTGCCGTCTGCCTCGCAGCGGCTCAGCACGCCCAAGACGTCGTTGCTGACTCTCACGCGTCCACCGCCGCCGGCAGGTACTTGCGGACATAGGCGGTGATGTCGCTCACCCGGCGGAACTTCTCCGCGTCCTCGTCCGGTATCTCGAGCTCGAACTCTTCCTCGACGGCCATCACCAGCTCGATGGCGTCCAGGGAGTCGGCGTTGAGGTCATCCTGGAGGTCAGCCTCCTGGGTGACGTGCTCCAGCGCCACGCCGAGGTGGTCACTGATGATCTTGGTCAGGCGCTCTTCGATGCTTGCCATGAATCACTCCTTTCAGGTTTTCCGAATTGCCCGGAGGCTTGCCCTTTCTCTGCACAGCGGACACGCACTTGGCGCAGGCCAGGGTCTTGATGCGCTTGCAGGGCTCGCACCAGACCGGGCCCATCAGTCACAGCCCCGGCCGACGCTGCCGCGGTCACCGGTGGCCACGAAGTCCCGCCAGTGCACGAAGCCCTTGGTGCACCAGAAGCCCCAGTCGCGGATGCGGGGGCCGACGATGAACAGGGACCATGCGGGCTGGTCAGCGGGAATCACGAGGCGATGCGCGGCGCCGGAGCGGCGCAGCACGATGTCGCCGGCGCAGCGCTGCAGGTAACGCTTCTCGACGTGCGGGGTCATCCATTCGCGGAAGCCCCGGCTACGCTTCGGCACTACCTCGACGTAACTGCCCCGAAGCAAGATGCTGGCGTTGGGCCAGGGATGGTTGTGCAGCGCGCGGTCGTCGTCGCTCCGCAGGATCTGGTGGAGGTACATGCCGATGGGCCAGACCGGCCACGGCGCGCGGGGCAGCAGGTACCAGCGCTTGAGATAGGGACGCCGGGCGCCGCCGATGATGAAGTCGGGGTAGAGACTGAGCCGCATCCAGTTCGGGATGAAGTGCTCGACGTTCTCGCCCTGCCAGGGGTCGCGATCCAGCCATTCCAGGAACGGGCCCACCACCGGTCGGCCTCCCATGTCCTGCCAGTGGACCCACAGGAACCAGGCCACCAGCGCCGTCATGGAACAGGCGCCGATGCCGACGACGATGTGGAGCAGATGCAGGACATTCATGGTGCGGGCCTCGTCTCGATCTGAGGGAATAGGGCTTTCTGGCGGCCGTAGTTCGATGGGTACAGCGGATATGCGCGCTCGCCGGTCTTGGCGTCGGTCACCGCGTGTTCGCTCTCCACCACGAGCGGCTGGCCGTGCCAGCGGCGCTTGATGAGGGCGTTGACTCTGGCGCTCACCCTCGCCTCTTGGGCCAGAGGGTCATCCGGATTCAGAGACTTGAAGTGCGCGGCAATCTCCCGACGCGTGCAGCAGGGGTGCGCGACCACATAGGCAATGATCCTGTTCGCTTGGGACAGCTCGACACCGGGCGCCAGGATGCTGGCGTAGTAGGTCTCGATGCTGGTGTCGCGCACCGCGGTCTTCATCTGTCCGGAACCCTCCCATCGTCTTGGGCGCGGTCCGGGTCAAAACCACGTTCACGTGACGACGTTCCACGTGAAGCAGTGGAATTAGAGCTGCGGTATTCCTCCGCTTCTTGGAAGTCGGCGTTCGCGAAGCGACTGTTGGCGCCGTAGTACGACAGCAGCACCGTGTCGATGGGGCCGTTGCGCTGCTTGCCGACGATGGCTTCGGCGATGTTGGTCGCGAAGATGTTGGAGCTCGGCTCGTACTTGGCCTCGCGATACAGGAACACTATGACGTCGGCGTCCTGTTCGATGGAGCCTGATTCGCGCAGGTCAGACATCACCGGGCGCTTGTTCTGCCTCTGCTCCACGCCGCGGTTGAGCTGGGACAAGGCGATGACCGGGACCTTCAACGACTTAGCCAGGTCCTTGAGGTCCCGGCTGATGGCGGTGATTTCCTGGGTGCGGTTCTCGGCCTTGGCGCGCACCAGCTGCAGGTGGTCCACGATGATGTAGCGCAGGCCATGCTTCTGCTTTACGCGTCTGGCGCGGGCACGCATCTCGAGGACGGAAAGCCCGGGCGTGTCGTCGATGAGCAGCTTGCTGTCGTGCATCGCCGCGGTGGCGTTGCTGCTGCTCTTCCACTGAGACTCGTCGAGCTTGGCGCGGCGGATCCGGTCTAGGTCGATTCGTCCCAGGTTGGACACCAGCCGGGACACCAGCTGGTTGCTGTTCATCTCCAGCGAGAAGATGAGCCCCATGTCCTTGTTGACGATGCTGCGCTCGGCAGCCACGGTCAGCGCGAAGTTCGTCTTGCCCATGCCTGGGCGGCCGGCGATGATCCAGAGATCGCCGTCTTCCATGCCGCAGGTGAACTGGTCCAGGGCATCGAGGCCGGTGCGAAGCCCGATGATTCCGTCCTTGGCGTTCTCGCGCTTGGTCAGGTCGTCGTACCAAGGCCCCACGGCTTGGGTCAGGAACATCGGCCCGGTGTTGCTGCGGTCTTCGCCGAGGGCAAGCACCAGGCGCTGCGCCTCGTCCAGGCTCTCGCGTAGGTCGGTGCGGCTGTTGAAGCCCTGCTCGGCGATGGAGCCGCCGGCGGTGATCATCTGTCGGCGAATGCTGTGCTCGCGCACGATCTTGGCGTAGCTGCGGCAGTTCGCCGAGGTCGGGGTGTCGCGCGCCAGGGTGGCGAGGTAAGCCAGTCCGCCGGCCTGCTCCAGCTGGTGGCGGCTCTGCAGGTACTCGGCCAGGGTCACGGCGTCGATGGGCTGGTTGCGCCCATCCTGCTCGATCATGCTGCGGTAGATGAGCTTGTGGTCGGCGCGATAGAAGTCGGCTTCGGTCACCACATCGGCGACTTCGGACAAGGCCTTCCCTTCGATCATCACCGCGCCCAAGACGGACTGCTCTGCTTCCAGAGAGTGCGGAGGTGTACGCATCTGCTCCAGGGCTGAAGCCGTCGCGCGGTCCAGGGACTTCACTGCGGTGGGGCTCATGCCGGCCCCCTGTTCTCGTAGTTGCCCTCGATGATCTTGACGATGTTGCTCGGGCGGATGATCCACTCGAGGTTGGCGACGAAGGGCGCCTGTCCCTTGCGCGAGCCGGTGGGCTCAACACGGCCGCACAGGAAGTCGGACTTGGCGACGTAACCGAACAGCTTCCGCCACCAGTCCAGGTTCTGGCGCTTCTTGTCTTCGCGCCAACGTGCGGTCAGATACCGCTTGCGGGTATCGGTCCAGAGTCGGACGGTCGGCGCATGGGGAAGAAGCTCGTGGTAGAGCTTGATGATGTCTTCATGAGGACATGGAGGAATGGGGTTTTCGTCCCCGCCAGGGGACGTACCTTCTTCTTCTGTTCCTGTTCCTGTTCCTGTTCCTGATTCCCCCAAGTCTTTGGCAAAGGCTTGGTGGAAGGCTTTACGGAAGGGTTCGTTCAAGCCTCCCACATAGGCTTTCAGACCCTGCAAAATCTCGGTTTTCAGGGCGCATCCAGGCACTTCTGGCCAGTAACGGGCCCATCCGATGATGACGTTCGGTGACTCTGGCGGGTTGTGCTTGGGGCCGTTCGGGAGCCATATCAGACGCTCCTTCCAGTCCACCTTCGCCATGCCTTGGTCGAGGATTTCCTGGAAGGCTTGGTCGAAGCCTTCCTGTGACCAGTCGAGGGCTTCGGCGAGGCCGGCGCGACCACCGATGACGATGCCAGGGATGAGCGTGGTCTCTGGACCGGACAGCAGGTACTGCCACAGTGACTGACCGTTGGGCTGTGGCCGTGTGAGCTTGCGGAACTTCTCGTCCGAATGGATTGACGTTTTCACGCGGCGATACCTCGACACGTCAGAGCCCCATCTCGAAAGTGAGTTGCTGGCAGAACTGCTGGATCTCGGCTGGCGAGGCCTCGGGGTGCAGGCGTATCCACTCCTGCTTCTCGGCGTTGTAGTCGGCCCAGGTGAACGTGCCGTCGCGGCGCTTCGGCGCTGCGGCCAGGTCCACGGGTTCCTGGAACAGGCGGGCGCCGGCGGTCACAGGTATTCACCCGACATGTTTAAACTCGTGGGGTAAAAAATTTTTATGGCGCAGGGGGTCAAGAGGCCCTCCCCGTCTCACGCATGAAGTCAGTGATGTGCTTGAGCTTGGTGTCGCGTTCACTCACCTGCAGTTCCAGGTCGGCGATGCGGGCCTCGAGCTCGGTCTTGAGAGGCACGAGACCGAACCCCTCGTTGAAAGCCGCCCAGATGATCGGCACGGTGTTGCCGCAGAGGCGCATCAGGGCGCTCTCTTTGTTGTCCGGGAAGAAGGCTTCGCCCTTCTTGATGCGCGTCCACTGCCCGGCATCGATGCCGAGGTGGCCATAGATCTCCTTGTCCTCAAGACCTGAGAGGTCGGCGCAAAGCATCAGCGCCTTGTGCTTGTTAGGCAGCTTGGCGATGACAGCCATGTCGATCTCGACCAGCTGAGGCCGGCGGGCAAGGGGTAGCTCAAGCTGAGACAAATCTTTTGACGCCATTTGACGGTCCCTTCCGTAGCCAAAAAAAGAGCGCCCCAGTACGGTGGCGCTCGGGTCAACTACGCTCGTTTGGCGAATGCTTCGGGCTTCAACTCGTAACGGAGCTTCAGGTCATGCACTTCGAGAATCGGTCCATCCGGCCAGTTCGACACCGCGCTCTTGGAGATGCCAAGGGCCTCGGCGAGCTCGGTCTGGGTCGGATAGAGGGAAATGGCCTGCGCCTTGGTGCAAGGCTTGATTGCGATCAGAGGCTGCTTACGCTTCATGGCGTAAGTACAGCACGCTAAACCTGGAAGGTCAAGTACAACTAACTTTTAGTTGAGTATCCTAAACTCCATGAGTACACTCGCAGACAGAATAAAACTGATGCGCCAGGAGCTGGCTCTGACCCAGACGGAATTGGGCGAGCGCGCCGGCGTCGGCAAGGCCGCGGTCTCTTTATGGGAGGACGGCAGCACCAAGACGTTGAAGGCCGAGGTCGCTATCAGTTTGCAGGCCAAGACCGGCTATTCAGCCCACTGGATAGTCACCGGGAACGGTCCGAAATTGGCCGGCGTGGGCAATACGTCGCTTGCCCAAGATCTCAAGGTCGTGCCCTTGATCTCTTGGGTCCAGGCGGGGGACTGGGAAGATGCGGTAGATAACTACCGCCCTGGTGAAGGGGAGGAACCTGTGTATACGACAAGGAAAGTTGGCCCCCATGCCTACGCTTTGCGCGTAGAGGGTGACAGCATGGAGAACCCCAACGGACGACCGAGCTACCCGCAAGGCGCAAAGATCGTGGTGGACCCAGACCTGGCTCCGCAACATGGAAGTGCAGTCGTGGTGAGGCTTGAAAGCTCTCAGATGGCGACGTTCAAGATACTGATGATCGAGGGTGGTCGTAAGTATCTGAAGCCACTGAACCCGAGGTATCCCATCATCGAGGTGAACAGCAACGCCACTTTCTGTGGCGTGGTTGTGCAGACCATCATCGACGAGTAGGCCCAGCCCAGTCCCCGAGGGCCAGACTTCCCCATTCCAGCCCCCGTCCCGGCGCAACTCCGGGGACCCCCTTGCTGTCCGGGCTTCTCCAGCCCGGTTCATAGCGCTTAACTTTTTTGTTTAGCGTCCTTGACTGAACAGGTTTAGTGTGCTGTACTTATCCCAGGCCGACACATCGGCAGGGGATAAGCAGCAATGGCCGACATCGACTTCACCGACGCCGCAAAGCGCGCCCTCGATGGCCGCAACGACACCCTGTTCCTCGCCATCCATGACCGCCTGGGCCGCGCCCCGACCACCGTCAACGAGTGCGTGACCGAGATCCAGAAGATGAGCCACCACGAGCAGGTGGTGTACGGCGCTCGCGACTGGAGCGACGACGGCAAGCGCTTCTGCCCCCACTGCCGCAGTGACCACCGCGGCAGCGGCTGCCCGACTTCCGATGCCATGGCACGGGAGGCCCGCCATGGTCTCTGAGACCGAAGCCCTGGCCGTCCGCTCCGAGACCGACCGCGCCTCGCTCCGCGAGCATGTGCTGCAGCAGTTCGGCGCCGAAGCCCGCATCCAGCTGCTGGCCGAATCCAAATCCAAGGTGACCATCGACCAGGTGACGCTGGCACTGGTACTGGACCGCCTCACCTCCAGCGACACCCACCGCCACGAGCTCGAGGCTGCGCTGGCCACGGAACAGTTCGCCGAGATCGGCCTCCTGGTCGAGAAGGCCCGCGACGAAGTGCTGAATCAGCTCCGCGTCCAGTACGTGAACAACCACGTCGAAGACCGCGCCTACCTGCTCTACAACCGGGAGGACGAGTGATGGACGCCATCCTGCGCGACATCAGCTTCGCTTCTGACCGCACGGACTTGGTGAATGCGGTGGCCCGCAAGGCCAAGGTGCGTCCTTTCTATGTGCTGCGCCCAGACGGCGTCAGCCAGGTGCCGTGCAGCCGCATCCGTGGCGGCCACCTCGAGATCTATATGGCCGGCGGTTGGCGCCGGTCCACCGATTTACTCAACACCGCCGCGTCGGTCTGACGCGCACACCGGGAGACAGCGATGGAAACTCCGAAGATTGGCGAACAGTGGCTGGGGCAGGGCGGCATCCGTGTCGGTGCCGAGATTCCCGCGACCGACGGCCGTACCTATGACCTGGTGCTGGTGACCGACGACGCCGGCAAGCCGGTGGTGCTGGACGCCGCCGAGTGGGGCAGCTACGGCGAGGAGATCGAGGGCGCCAACAACTTCACCGACGGCGCTGCGAACCATGCCGCGCTCATCAAGGCGGACCACGAGCTCTCCAAGGCCGCGGCCTCGATCATGACCATCGACGGTCAGACCGACTGCACGCTGCCCAGCATCGGCGAGTCCAACATCATCCGCGCCATGTGCCCCGACCTGGTGAAGGTCGACGAGTACGAGGACCTGTGGTCGAACACGCAGTCCTCGGCCTACTACGCGTGGGCCCAGAGCTTCAGTTCCGGCGGCACGGGCTACTGGGGCAAGTACGACAGCTACCGAGCTCTCGTCGTCCGCAGAGTCTGGCGGTAATTCATCCATTCGCCAATTCATTCGATCACCGGGAGCAAACATGAGCCAGAAAGTCACGCCCACAGCCGAGGTTAAGAAGCAGCAGACCATCGACTCGATGGCCAGCGAGACCATGCTCGGCACCCTCAAGGACCTGGTCAAACAGGAACTGGCCGCCGCGCAGAAGCCGTGGCAGGCAATGTCCGAGCAGGAGCAGTCCGATGCGCTGCATCGCATCGAGATGAGCCTGCGCCAGGCCATCATCAAGGCCACCAAGCTCATCGCCAGTGAGGGCCGGCAATCCATGGCCGCCACCCTGGAACAGGTGGTGTTCAAGGACGGCATCAAAGTCGTGTTGAAGATTCCGAAGGGCAGCGCGCACAGCCATGAACTCGCCGACCACTCCCAGAAGTCCGTCTTTCTGGTGCTGTCGGACCCCGACCAGCACATGGGCGGCGCGGAGGACGTGAAGTCGGAGCCGGATCAGCGAGCTCTGCTCGCTGATGGCGGTAACGCCACGCACTAAGGGTCCCCGGCGGTGTGGGCAGGCCTACCCCTGACAC